AGGTTAGACGCCTATGAGAGCAGCTTCGCAAGCTGACGAGCCTGATGATTCCCAAGGTTCCGGGGTGTCGAGGACAAATAGCGAACCACAAAACGCTTTATGAATTTTCTAAGGCAGCCGTATATGCGGATTTCGCTGTGCGGCTGTCTTTACATATTCCAGTGGAGGAGGAACCTTAGTGAAGAAATACAATATCATATATGCTGACCCGCCGTGGCAGTACGACAGAGGCCGATGTCAGGGCGGTGTGGATAAATGCTATCCTACAATGACCCCAGACGAGCTATGCCAGCTTCCCGTTCAGGGCATCTGCGATGACAACGCGATTCTGTTCCTGTGGGCGACGTTTCCGAAGCTGCCGGAAGCTCTGCGGGTGATAAAGGCGTGGGGCTTCCAGTATAAGAGTGTCGCTTTCGTTTGGCTCAAGCAGAACAAATGCGGCGAGGGTTGGTACTACGGTCTCGGCTTCTGGACGAGAGGTAACGCTGAAATCTGTCTGCTTGCCACAAAGGGTAAGCCCAAGAGAGCTTCCAACCGTGTCCACCAGTTCATCATCAGTCCCCTGCGTGGTCACAGCCGGAAGCCGGACGAGACCAGAGAAAAAATTGTGCAGTTGATGGGCGACCTGCCCCGCGTGGAGCTGTTCGCCAGACAGAAAACCGAGGGCTGGGACGTGTGGGGGAATGAAGTAGACCCGGATATACAGCTTGACATCTGCGGTAATCAGGAGGCGTCAAGATGAAGATCGGCCTCGTTGACGTGGATTCCCATAGATGGCCTAACCTGTGCCTGATGAAGCTGTCAGCCTTTCACAAATCTCAGGGTGATAACGTGGAATGGTGGAGGCCGGATGCTCACTACGATCTCGTCTATAAGAGCCGGGTTTTCACGGATACCTACTCAAAGGATACAGTCGTCGTCACCAACGCAGACCATATCATCTGCGGAGGGACTGGATACGGGCCGGGGCCAAACCTCCCGGATGCGGTTGAACATTCCCGCCCGGATTATGCCCTGTATCCGCAGTTCCCGGATACCGCTTATGGCTTTCTTACCCGTGGCTGCCCAAATTCGTGCGGCTTCTGTATTGTTTCCGGCAAGGAGGGCAAAAGGAGCGTTCAGGCTGCCGACCTCTCCGAGTTCTGGGACGGGCAGAAAGAGATCAAGCTGATGGACGCTAACCTGCTGGCTTGTCCTGACCACGAAAAACTCATTGAGCAGCTTACCGCCAGTCGCGCACTGGTGGATTTTTCGCAGGGATTGGATATACGTCTTATCACCCCGGATAATGTGTTCCTGCTGAACAGGGTGAGGACAAAAGCTATCCACTTTGCGTGGGACAATCCAAACGTCGATTTGACCGGCTGTTTCCAGCGGTTTTCAGAGCTGACGAAAATCCGGGACTATCGGAGGAAAAAGGTCTACGTCCTCACTAACTTCAACAGCACCCACGAGCAGGACTTGTACCGTGTGAACACTCTGCGTCAGATGGGCTATGACCCATATGTGATGATATATGAGCGTCCTACCGCGCCACCCATTACCCGCCACCTCCAAAGATGGGTGAACAATAAGCGGATTTTCCGCACGGTAGAAGACTTTTCGGATTATGAACCCGCTAAAAAATTGAAAGATGAACAATAGCCAATACAGGGCGGCTTCCCCGAAAGAGGGACAAGCCGCCTTTACATATTCCAAGAGAGGAGAACATAGACTATGGACAGAGATTTCCATGACTTCCATCGTGGCGAAGTCTATTATGCAGACCTTGGGCCAGCCCGTGGGAGTGTGCAGGGCGGCTATCGCCCGGTGTTGATATTCCAGAACGAAGTGGGCAACTATTTTTCCCCCACTGTTCTCGTCGTTCCAACAACAAGCAACTGCAATAAGAAGCCTGACCAGCCTACCCACGTTGTTCTGGATGACGTGGATGGTTTGAGGCCATCACTCTTTATGGCTGAACAGGTCACTACCGTTGATAAGACCTTTCTCGGCAGGTACGTCGGTAAGCTCACAGAGGAACAGATGAGCCTGATTGACGAAGCTCTCTATATCAGTGCAGGTCTTACACAGCCGGAAGACAGGATTCCGTTTACTGTGGAGGCCCCATGATGGGAAAGAGATCAGTGATGTGCCTCTGTCATTCCTGTCGCCAGTGTTTCCGGGACGCGGGCAGCTACTCTGTCCGGCGAGTGGTATTTCCGCAGGAGACAAAGGACATTTGTACTTACTGCCAGAGGCGGATGGGATATGACTACTATTTAGAACCGCGCAAGCGCAAAGGAGGCGAATAGAATGACGCTTTGCGAAATGAAGAATGTTGACCCCAGAAAGGTCGATAAATCCACTTTGCTTGACAGAAGCAAGGTGCGCATTAACCCTGACGTGCCGACGGAGCAGCGGATTCGGGAGTGGATAGAGCAGCTCGGCAATCCATATATTTATCTGGATGGGGGCGTTGTCGTCAAGCTGAGTTTTTCAGAAAAGGGAGCGTCGATTGAGGACAGGATAAATTCTCTCTACCTTTCCGGCGCTTGACATCCTTGCAAATCCACAAAATAGTGGTACACTTAAATCGGGTCAAAAAATGAACAGGAACTACACCGCAAAGCACCCTGCCTTGTGGTCGGGTTCCTGTGTCTTTATAAGCAGAGCCTCATCTTTCTGATTTGATGTATCACAGAAAACCAGAGAGAGGAGGCTTTTTTATGTCCCAAAAAGTTTACAGGGTGGGTATCTATGCCCGCCTGTCCCGTGAGGACGCTGACCGGTTGGAGAGTAACAGCATTTCCAGCCAAAAGGCTATGTGCCAAGCCTACATAGACAGCCATGATGATTTAGTCCTTATTGATACATACTGTGACGACGGTTACACCGGCACAAATATGAACCGTCCTGAGTTTCAGCGTATGCTTCAGGATATGCGTTCAGGCCGTATCGACTGCGCCATCAGTAAAGACCTTAGCCGTTTTTCGAGGAATTACATCGAGGCGGGCAACTACCTTGAGAAGATTTTTCCGGCTATGGGAATCCGCTATATCTCCATCAATGACTGCTATGACAGCATCGCCCCCGGCAGTTCCTCAGATGTCATTACCCTGCCTTTCAAAAATCTCGTAAACGACATCTATTGCCGGGATATTTCAATCAAAATCCGCTCCAGTTTGGAGGTCAAACGGAAAAAAGGCGAGTATGTGGGCGGCTACACTCCCTACGGCTACAAGAAAGCTCCGCAGGATAAGGGGAAACTGCTGGTGGATGACGACGCTGCGGAAATCGTGACAATGATTTTCGGAATGTATAAGGACGGTTTCCCCATCAGCAAGATCGCCTTCCGCCTGAACAGCAGCGGCATACCCACGCCGATGGACTACAAGCGGCTCTGCGGCATCAACTTTCAAACTGCCTTTCGTATGAAAGAACACTCCGAGTGGGAGTACAGGACTGTCCGGCGTATCTTGACAAATGAGGTCTACATCGGGAATCTGGTACAGGGCAAACGGGGAACGCCGAACCACAAAGTCAGGGTCATCCGGGATAGGGAAGAATCCGAGTGGGTGCGTGTTGAAAATGCCCACGAAGCGATCATCTCATACAGCGACTTTGATACCGTTGCTGAGCTGCTGATGCGGGATACAAGGTGCGCTTCATCGGAAGAACACCTTTACCTGTTTTCTGGCTATCTGTTTTGCGGCGATTGTCACGATTCAATGATTCGCAAGACCCAGACGCAGGGTGACAAGCGATATATCTACTACAACTGCGGCAACAACAAACGCACTCACCAGTGCAGCCCTCATTCGTTCAGCGAGAAAAAGCTGATGGAAGTGGTATTCAATGCACTCCATGACCAGATTGAGACCGTGCTACATCTGGATCAAGTGCTGACTTTCATAGAGAACCTACCCGGCAAGGAACGCAGGGTTATCACATATGAGGCGCAGATCACCAAGGTTGAAGAAGAAATCGCACGATATAAGAAGCTGGAGCTTCGGCTGTATGAAGACTTTGCGGACGGTATCATCAACAAGCAGGAGTATCTTGACTTCCGTGAGAATTACCGCAATCTCATAGCTGAGAAGCAGGACGTTGTGAAGCGGCTCAAACGGGAGCAGCAGGACGCTTCCCTGATAGGCTCCGGCAACCGCGCTTGGGTACAGCTTTTTGCTCAGTATGAGAACATTCAGGAGTTAGACCGCAGAGTGCTTGCGGCACTGGTGGATAGAATCCTCATTTACGAAGATAAGCGGGTGGAGATTGTCTTCAAATACCGAGACGAATTTGCCCACGCTATGCAGCTTGTGCAGGAATACAGGGACTTCAAGCTGCCGGTGGCGATATAAGGAGAACATAAGATGTCAAGAAAAAGTAGAAAAACATATTTACAGCAACCGTCAGAACCGCAGGTAAAGCAGGAACCGGGTGCGCTGGCGACAGCAATCTATGCCCGCCTTTCTGTCGAGAACAGCGGCAAGGACGATGACGGTAACTCCCTGAACAATCAGATTGATGTTTGCAGGGACTACATAAGCGGATGTCCCTACCTGAACTTAGTGCAGACCTATTCTGACAACGGCAAAACGGGAACGGTTTTTGATCGTCCGAGCTGGAATCTGCTTATGGAAGACGTGAAAAGCGGCAAAATTCAGTGTATCGTAGTTCGTGATCTTAGCCGTTTCGGACGCGATTACATTGAGGCTGGCAACTATCTTGAAAAGATTTTTCCTGCTCTGGGGACACGGTTTATCTCCGTCAAAGAGAACTTTGACAACTTTCTCTGTGACGGTTCAGTTGAATCTCTTTCGGTCACGCTTCAGAATCTTGTAAACGCTATGTATAGCAGGGACATCTCCAAGAAGGTATCTACTGCCCTGAATATCCAGATGGAGAGTGGCACATTCGTCACCCGACACCTGCCCTACGGCTACATCTGGAACGAGGACAAGACGGCATTTGCCATTGACGAGGCTGTGGCTCCTTATGTGCGGCAGATTTTTCAATGGAAAGCGGAGGGTGTGTCGCCTTATGACATATGTGAAAGGCTCAACAACGCCGGTGTTATTATCCCGGAGGATTACAAGCACGAAATCGGGCAGCGCAACGGAGACCGCAAAACACAAGGCCGCTGGGGAACATCGACTTTGCAGAGTATCCTCACGAACCGGGCATACATCGGTGAGCTGATAATCCGAAAGACTGAAATGGCTCTTTACAAAGGCATTAAACGCAGACACACAAGCCCGGACGAGTGGATTGTCACTCAGGATGCTCACCCGGCAATCATTGACCGGGAGTTGTTTGAGCAAGTCCAGCAGATTATGCGGGGAGCCAGAGACCGCCGCGCCGAGAGGATGCAGGAATCCGTGGAAGAACGAGCTAAGTTAGTAGACCTGTTCAATGGAATCCTGTTCTGCGGTGACTGCGGCAAACGGATATACTTCAAGCGGCAGCAGATGGACTATAAGGTTCCGTTCTATGCCGGAGTCTATGAGTGCAGTACAGTGGTGCGACTGCTTCCTGAGCCTTGCACCAGAAAATACACCCGGCAGACAGATTTGGAGGAGCGAGTTCTGAACGCAATCCGCGATCAATTACAGGTGGCTCTTGACTACGAAAAGCTCCTGAAGCTCCTGCGGGGCAGTTCTTGCGAGTTGGGAATTCGCGAAAAGCACAATGCGGCTATCAGCAGTATCAAAATCCGGCTAAACGCCCTGAACAAAAAACGGACGGGCTTGTATGAGGACTACGCTGAGGGGATTCTGGACGAGGAAGAATACATCTTCGCAAAGCAAGCCTTTGAGGAACAGTATGAGAAGCTCAATCAGCTCCTTGACGAAGCGATTCAGCGGAAGACCAGTTTTGTTGAATCCATATCCCCGGATAACAAGTGGCTCTCTATGATGCGAGGGGCTACCGGCTTGACAAAGCTGACACAGGAGCTTGTAGACGCAATGATAGAGAAAATCGTTCTCTATAAGGGCGGACGCATTGAGGTAATATTCAATTACAGTGATGTCTTTGAAGAAATGTGTGAGGGTATCAGACTGATGGAGGAGGCGAACGGAAATGAGTGATTACCGGGTAGCTTATTATATCCGGCTGTCCCTCGCTGATGAAGATGTTGGCAGGGGCAAGGACGAGAGCAACAGTATTGGCAATCAGAGGGAGCTGATAAATCACTTCTTAGACCGCCATCCGCAGCTCAAAGATGCTCCCCGGACGGAGTTCCTTGACGACGGTTATACTGGCACAAATACCAATCGTCCCGGCTTTCAGGCGCTGATGAAAGAGCTTCGCACTGGCGCGGTGAATGTCCTTGTCACGAAAGATTTTTCTCGATGCCATAGGGATTACACTCAGATGGGAAACTATCTGGAATGTGTCTTTCCTTTCCTCGGAGTGCGCTATATCTCCATCAACGACGGCTACGACAGCGACAATTATAAGGGAACCACCAGCGGTATGGACGTGGTTCTCCGTAATATCATCTATGAATCCTACAGCAAAGACCTGTCCACCAAAACGAGAACGGCGAAAATCATAATGATGAAGCAAGGCAAGTACATAGGAAGTGAAGCACCCTATGGTTTCAAGTTCCACCCTACTATTCGTAATCGGCTGGCGATAGACGAGGAATCGGCTGTTGTAGTACGCAGAATTTTCCAGTCTGCGCTGGACGGTATGAGCAGTAGTCAGATCGCCCGAATGCTCAATAGCGAGTGCATACCCACTCCGGGAGCGTACTTTCGTATGAAGCACCCCGGAAACAACCGATTCAAAAAGGCAGCCTCGGAAAATGGCTGGTCGGCAGGGGTAGTTCTTGGGATTCTCCACCAGTATGAGTACACTGGCGCACTGGTGGGATGCAAACGTAAAAAGGCAAGTCTCCACGAAAAGAAGACCGTCCCGCTGGACAGGTCGGAATGGATTGTCTACGAGAACGCCCACGATGCCATTGTCAGCAAAGAGGACTTTGACAGGGTTCAGGAGATTATCCGTCAGCACCGATGCCCGACCAGAGGCACTCAGCACAGCTATCCGCTGAAAGGCATTTTGAAATGCGCCCACTGCCGCAGGACACTGGTGAGGACGCACAGCACAGCGGGATATTACTATTATAGCTGTGTGAAAAGCCGCCTTGAAACAGACCGGGACTGCCCCAAAGGAAAGCTATTCACTGAGCCGGAGATTGAGAAAATCATCTTCGACGCAATAAAGCAGATGCTCCAGCTCTGCGAGGAGCGCAGAAGACAGCAGGATTCACTGATTCAGACCCGGACAGAACGCATAGCCGCCTGTGTTGCTTCCATCAAGAAACTGCAACAGCAGCAGGAGCGGTATAGGCAGGAAAAGCTCCGTGCGTATGAGAATTACAGCGCAGATGTTATCACCAAAGAAGCCTATATGCGCCATCGCAAAGAGATAGATGGCAAGCTGGAATCCCTCAAGGCTGATCTGGACAAGCAGCAGGAGCTTTTGAGTGCCTTAGAACATCAGGCATTTCAGGAAGACAATTTCAGCACTGACCTGTACGCCGCCTACGCCGGGGCAACTGAACTGACAGCAGAGCTTGTCAGCGCGTTCATCAAGGAGATTCTTGTTTCTTCCCCAGACAATATTGAAATCGTCTGGAATTTCAAGGACGTGTTTCAGATGATGGAGAGCAACGATAACAACTGACCACTTCTTTCCCTCCTTTCCACATAGCGGTATGGAGAAGCGGCTACGGGGTCAACCCGAAGCCGCTTCTCTGGTCTCCGCAGTACATAGTCATTTGCACAGCTTACAGAACATATCATAAAGTGAGCGCCGGACGGACTACACCCTTGTTCGGGAAAATCCTCCGGCGGCTCACAAAATTTTTTAGTTACTACTTGACACAAGGGGATTTGTCCCGCTTCGGCAGGGACCACCTGGGCGTGGGGGAGTATCTGGAACAGTTATTTCCCTTCCTTGGTGTGCGTTTT